CCTATGTCAGCGCCGGAATCCTCACCCTGGATGAAGCGCGCTCAGTGATCGGCAGGCCACCGCAGCACCTGGCCAGCGCAGAAGGCACCACCCCAGCTGATGTGCCTGAGCTAACCCCAGCGGAAGTGAGCTAGATATGGAGCTGGTAATTCAGCGCAGTGCCGCTGCGCCCATGGAAACAGCTGGCGATGGGTGGACCCTGTACGGGCTCGCGGTGCCGTATGGGCAAGAATCGCTGGTGTCTGACGATGGCCTGACCTTCTACCGCGAGATATTCCAGCAGGGCTGCTTTACCCGCGATGTGGCTAAAGGTGGCCGCTGGGTAAACCTGATGGTGGGCCACGATGGTGACGATGGCGACAGATATCTAGGTCGCTGTGTGGCCATCCATGAAGATAGCCAGGGGTTATGGCCCAGCTTCCGGCTGGATCGCTCCCACCCGCAGGCAGAAGCTGCGCGCGCCGGTGAGCTGGTGGGGTGGTCCGTCTCAGCGCGGGTGTATCGCAGCAGGCGCGAAATGGTGAACGGGCAGCCGGTGGTCACCCGCGAGCTGTGCGGGCTCTCCCATGTAGCTGCCACCGCGCAGCCGCAATATGCAGGCGCCGGGGTGCAGGTGGCGCGCGAGCATGTGATGGTGAATGCCGGAAGCAAGACACCGCGCCTGGATGCGCTGCGCGCGCTGGGTTACGGGGGGTAACCGGTGGCGCTCACAGTGCCACCTAGAGACCCCCCAGGGGGTGCTAGCGGGACTGGCACAGGGCCAGCGGGACCACCGGGCCCGCAAGGTCCGGCAGGGCCCCAGGGCCCAGCAGGGCCCACCGGCGCGACAGGGGCACAGGGCCCGCAAGGGCCAGCAGGCGCCACCGGCGCGCAGGGCCCTAAAGGTGACACCGGCGCCACCGGGCCCCAGGGCCCACAGGGCCCAGCTGGGCAATCCTTCCTGCTGGACCAGTGGCGCAGCGGCAGCACACAGTCACTGCCTAACGGTGGATCAATCCAATTAGTGGGTGGGCCGTGGACGCGGGACACCGGAGAAACCGGGTATTTCAGCTCCGGTGGCCCCACTTTCACCATGTTTACGGCTGGCCTCTTTATGCTCAATTTCTCTGTGCTATTTGGCTCAGCCGCAGGTGGGCGCCGCATTGCCGCGCTCACCATTAACGGGGTAGAAGCCAGGCGCGTAGACGTAGCTGGGCCATCAGGCGCCGGACCAGCCACAGTGCAGGTGACCCATTACGCCAATCTGCTGGTGGGAGACACCATTCAGTGCGGTGCATTCCAGAATTCAGGCGCCGCAGTGAACCTGACAGCGCCCCATATCTTTCAGGCGCTGCGCCTAGGCTGACCGTAGACAATCGGCGCAGCTGAGGATTACCGTGGCCGCAGAATGACCAGCCACCCCGCGCGGGATAGGCAGCCGACACCCGGACGCGCTAGTGATCCGCCACCCGGCGCCGATCTGTTAACGCAGCGGCCACCCTGGCGATAACCTCGCTATGCGTAAAGGTGGATAAGGCCATGGGCGCCTATCTGGACAGACTTAATCAGCAGTACGACGAAATCCGCACCGGTATTGACACGCTGGTAAACCGCGCAGCGGAAGATAACCGCGATGTGACCGACGATGAGCAGCAGCAGGTGGACCGCGATCAGGCGCGCCTGACCGATCTGCAAAAGGCCATCGCGCATTACTCAGGTATTGAGGAAAGCGCCGCGCAGGTGGCCGATCTCCGCAGCAAGACGCGCAGCAGCGCGCCGCGCGAGCTGGTGCCGGTGGGCGCCCCTAAGCCTGAGGCTTACGACGTGGCGCGGGAATTCCCCACCCCAGCTGATTACGCCATCACGGTGCACCGCGCCATGGTGCACAAGGATCCTGAGTCCGTAGAGAAGCTAGAGCGCGCCACCGCGCACCAGACGCTGGCCGATAACCCCGGAATCGTGCCCCGCCCGGTGCTGGGCCCGGTGATTAATCTGATCGATAGCACCCGGCCATTCGTGGAATCGATCAGCCGTAAGGCACTGCCTGCCGGTAAGTTTGATCGGCCATATATCGATCAGCACGTGGCTGTGGCTGAGCAGACCGCAGAAAAGACGCTGACCGCTAGCCAGCAAATGAAGATTCTCAGCCTGCCGGTGGCCGCTAAGACGTACGCAGGACACCTGAATATCTCGCGGCAAGACATTAAGTGGACCAGCCCCGGGATCCTGCAAATTGTCTTTGACGATTTCGCAGCTATCTACGCGCAGACCACCTGCGCTGTCGCCACAGCCGATTTCATCGCCAGCCTCACCGGCACCCCCATCACGGTGGCGGAAGTCAGCGGAGAAGCCATCACAGCTGCGCTGTATGAGGGTGCGGCAGCTGGGCTGGACGGATCTGGCGGTGGCCTGCCGGATACTTTGTGGGTTTCACCTGACGTGTGGGCAGCCCTGGGTGGCACGTTTAACGCCATGGGTGTAGCTGCTTTCCCGCAGCTCAGCCTCACTAATCAGGGTGGCAACCCCCTGGGATTGCGGCTGGTAGTTGACCAGCACTTCCCAGCGGGCACCATGGTCACCGGGCCCAGCAGGCTGGCGGAATGGTATGAGGATATCGATGGGCTCATGCAGGTGGGAGAGCCTGACGTGTTGGGCCAGCTGGTGGGTTACGCAGGTTTTGCTGCCTTCCTGAATGTGGCGCCGGAAGCTTTCAGCACATATGAGCTTCCTGCTGTCGGGCCGTAATCCGCCATGGGTGAGATTCCAGACCTGGCCACGGTGCGCGACTATCTGCGCGTACCGGCCACGGTGCTGCCCGATGATGACCTAGAGCGCATGCGGATGGCAGCGCTTACAGATCAGATGGCGCGCTGTAGCTGGCCAGGTCTGGACACCCCAGAAGATGACACCGATGACGATTACCCGGATGCGCTAGCACAGGCGCTGCTGCGCCGGATTCAGCGGGAAGCAGCTGCCAAAAACCTGCCCCTGGGCATGGTGGGTTTAGATGGCGCAGAATATGGGCCACAGTCGCTGCCCACTTTCGATGCTCTCATTAGCGAGCATGAGCGCGCCTATCGGCGCCAGGTGGTGGGCTGACTGTGACCAAACTAGGCACCGTGGCACAGCAGGTGGTGGCCACTGATAGCCGCGATCTCATCGTGGCTGCGCTGGCCACGGTGCCTAGTCTCAGCGCATCCCCCAGCACCCCTGATGTGCCCACAGAGGGTGCGGCGTGGCCGGTGTGGGTGCAATCCACTTTCGATGGGGTGCTGGCCCTTCCTGGCCGCGCCACCTATGACATTTACGCGCTGCTGCCAGCTGGCTACGCGCTGCACACGGTGGAAACCGGTGATGGGCTGCTGGGCCAGATATGCACCGCGCTGTGGCAGGTGTGTGTGGTGCAGCTCGCGGAACCGGTGCAAGTGCGTTTCGAGAATCAGACCACCATGCCTGGGCTGCGGCTGCGGGTAATCATGAGAGGAAGCAACGCTAATGCCTGATGTGACTGCTGGAAGCGGCTGGCCGCTGGGCCCGGGTGTGCTGAAAATCGGCGCCACCGGTTCAGCTATCGATATCAGCTGCAACGTGAACAACGCCACGATCTCCGCGAATAAGACGCAGGACGATAACGTGACCAAGCTGTGCGGCACCGTGGTGCCTGGCGCTGTGACCTATGACTATGTGATCGGCGGCAATGTAGATGTGGATATCGCAGAAGCCACCGGATTTTTCGCGCTCAGCCAGACCTCACCCGGCAGCCAGCAGGCTTTCACTTTCACCCCGAATAACGATGCAGGCACCACCGCCACCGGCACGCTGGTGATCGATCCGCTGGATTTCGGTGGGGATGAGACCACCACCACCATGGCGGCAGATTTCGAATTTGCCATTGTGGGGCAGCCGGTGTACGCGTACGGCCCAGCCGTCCCGGGTGCTGACGAAAGCGCCGACAGCGGAGAGCTGGTGGATGCGTGACAGCGGATATCGCGCTAGAGGGTGACCGCACATTAGCGGCCACCCTCGCAGCTGCATCCGCTGAAATCCGCCACCTGGATCAGAGCGAAAACGCGCGGCTGATCGCATCCCGCGCACAAGCTCGCGCACCTAAGCGCACCGGCAGGCTGGCCAGGTCAGTGCGCGCCAGCGATCTGGGCGGTGGGGAAGCTGCGGTGCAATCCGATCTCATCTATGCGCCGGTGATTCACTACGGATGGGCTGCACACAACATTGCACCGCAGCCCTTCCTCACCAGCGCTGTAGCTGATTCCACCCGCGTGGTGGAAGCCAACAGCCTGCGCGATGTGCGCAGCATTCTGGGCCATGTGAGGGGTGCCTGATGGGTGACGTAAAGCTGAGCAATCCCAGGGTAAGGGTGGTGCGTGATGGCCAGCCCGATCTGGAATTGCAGACCACTAACGCAGATCTGGTGCTGTGGGATCTCACCAGACCTAAGCAGCGCCCGGTGT